CTGCAAGAGAATAGTGCTCAACATAGGCTGGTGGTTCGCCCTGTTGAAAGAGTTCGATTGATACGTCAATGTCGAAGTCGTCGCAGTCAATCGGCACTACTTTGAATCCATCGATCATAACATCAGAACTTGCGTCATTGTTGAAGTGTCCTCTGTAATGGTTATGAATCTCAACGGTACAATCGTCTGGGCTTGGCTCTGGTGGATATTCGCATGATCCATCGTCTTCTTCTGCCTCATCGTCATAATTGTCAGCATCGGGGTCGGTGCATCCTTCTGTTGGTGGGGGCGGATAGTAGCATGACCCATCATCCTCTTCGGCTTCGGGGTCGTAGTTCTCGGCTTCGCTATCTGTGCAACCATAGACGGGTTGAGGCTCTGGTTCGCATGAACCATCATCCATTGTAGCATACTCATCATAATTAGGTGCAGCGTCATTAGTGCATCCATAAACATGATACTCACATGAGCCATCATCCATGTTGGCGTATTCGTCGTAGTTCATGGCATCCCAATCAGTACAACCCCAATACTCTATCATGATAGGGTCATCCCAATCATCATCATCATCGTCAGCACCGAACATATTGATAACGCCCAGGGCTTCAAGTGAGCCACCACTTACAAGAAGGAATACAGGTGCAATAATCAAAGCTATTTTCTTCAGCTCCACCACTTTACGATTAACGCTGGCTATCGCACGATCTACAATGTCGCCTTCGAGGGTTGTATCAACACTCACTTCGGTTTTGTTGTCGCCACCGTTAAGGACTGTGTTCTCGGCCACTTCTTTGTTAATCTCTTGAACTGCGCTCATTAACTCCGCAGCTTCTTTGAGTTGGGTGATGAGGTCGGCATCGCCTTCTTTATTCGAGTTGTTAAGTAGGCCATCATCAGCCAGATCAGCGATAACATCTTCAAAGTCCCTCCCTGTTGCCTCTGCTAATACCTTTGCTCTCGCTACGAGTTCATCCTCTGGATCAGGCATCATTCTTCACCCATTTTGTGTATAGGAGTCAGCGTTGTCAAGGATTCTTTGTGTTTTTCAACAATCTGCGTATGTTCCTGTGCAGACTTGCTCATTTCATGGGCGTGAGTAAGTTGTTGCTTTTCCATCTCAATAACATGGTCTTTGCGTATTTTGTCAAGTGCTCTCTCATTCTCAAGACCGACACCTATGTTGTCAATCTCAATCTGTTGCTCGGACTCCCACATACGAAGGATTGTAGCAAGGGCTGGCGCAGCTACACCACTAATGATAGCGATAAGTGCAATAAAGCCGTCAAGGTTGGTAAGAACCACGTCTGGCTTCCATATACCCATAGCCACTACTGCACCAGAGGCAAGTAGCCATAGGTAAATTGTAGGTAAGACAGTCTTTGATACCATGCGGTCATTGAAGGAGTTCTCTTTCTTTTTCATAGTTTCACCTCTTAATATGGCTTAGTCCACGTTCTTGCTTGTTTCAGTTGGCAGGTCAAACACATTTTGCTTATGGGTATTGATTGCTTTATGCACGTCGGAGAATGAGAGCAAGTCGAAGGAACGCTGCTTTCATTTGATCCCATTTCTCTTTCACCCATTTACGCACTCGGCTTAACATCGTGGCTTACCTCTCCTGGTCGTGGCATCTCTGGATTAACACCGCTTTTCTTTGGAGGTTGTAGTTCATTCCCTTCGGATAGTGGTTGCATATCGTTGAGTTCACGACCTTCATTGACTGTGATGATACCAGACTCAACACCGAGTTTGGCTCTCTGCATCTTATGTAGTGGTGATTCGGAGTCCACAGGCTCAAACATAAGAGGGGGCAAGTCGGAGAGCTTGTGAGCAATACCCATGAGTTCAAGATGATCGGAGAATAAATCACGAATCTTCTCTGCTACAATTGTTTGTAGCCTTTCAATTGACATGACCGACCACATATTTGCATTGTAAGTAGCTGCGAAAGTTGAACCTCGCTCTTGACCAGCTGCGACTCTCGGTACATTGAGAACTGCTGATATGTCAGCGTTGATTGAGTCTAAGAAGTTCGTATCATCGGGAATGCTATTGCTCATATCGACATGGTGCATCTCAACGTAGTGAGGGAGAATCGGTATTTGATCTGCACGAAGGTTCTCCATGAGTCCTCCGACTTGATCCATAATGTGTGTAAGTCGCTCTCTTGCTTCTTCTGGGTCTGGTATGCCCTCAATAGCCTCTTTGCCGATCTTGATGTATTGGCGGGTGAGAGCGTCTTGTAGTGCTATGCGGTTGTTAATGGTGTTGTACTTGGCTCGAATGGCTTGCTTGAGGGAGGTAAAGCGGGATGCGCCCCAAACACCGTAAGTCCAACGGCCTAAGTAGTCTTGATACCAATTAGAACGTGCGTCAAGACGGAAATGTAGTATCTCGTCAGCAGGGAATGTTTGCATATCCACTTGTTGCTCACGGAAACGATAATACTTGGCCTCCATGATTGGATTAGCTTCGGTTGCATAAACGCCAGAGTAGCCGACTTCAAGGGGTTCTCTGTCGTCGGTGATGGTGATCTGCTTGATGGGGAGGGACTGAACCCTGGTGATACCTTCACCTGCACGACCTACGAGCTTATTGATGCTATTCCCATAGACCATGAGGTCACGCATGGTTGCGATAAGGAGATCATCAAAGTCCAGGCGTTCTTCAACAAGCTCACGGACTGCTGAACGGATTTGATTATTCTTCGCCTTCTTGTAGTCAATGAGATAATTGTTGCCTGTGAGCGATACAGAGCGAACTGCGCCGTTCAATTCGGGGTCAAGCTCCACCATAGCATCGAATATGTCAAAGTCGTTGTCGTAGTTAGCGGTGGTTCGGAGCTTGTTGGTGTCCTTGACAATATCGCTGATCCCTGCGATAGCTGCAAATGAGTGTTGGGTATGGGGAGTGACAACGCCAGAGGTAGTAGGAACAGGAGTTGAAGGTTGGTCTGGCTTGCGCCTTGTGACCGCTTGAACAATACGTTGCCGAATCCCCATGTTTGTTTGATGGGGTGTGCGATTCTTCAAGGTGTCTATTGCGTAAAAGCCATGAATGCAAACAAAACCAAGCCGATAACGCCTCCTGTTTGAGCTACTTTGCGACGGACATAGCGTTCAATGGCGAAAATAGGGCTATCCTTTATTTGCTCAATCCCTGTGCGTATGTCATGCACGTCATTTTCGATAGAGGTGAGTCGTTCTCCGTGATCTTTGAGAATCAGAACTACGGCATCGTCGCCCATGTTGAAATGTAGTACGCTGCGATATATGAAGTGAGAGTATGACGAATAAAACAGTTCATGAAATTAACGATGGGTCGGGAACAATTATCACAGATCATTGGCCTAAAGGTGATCCAGACGAAACCCCTACGACTTTTTGCTGGTGGTGTCGTAGCCCTCTGATATGGCAAAGCGATTTTACAAAAGACGAGTTCGGTGTTGAGGGCGAAGGCATTGTGACTGTGCTTTGTTGCTCTGGGTGTGGAGCTGAAGTTCGCTATATTGAAGCAAACGAAGAGTAGCACGAACCTTGATTTATCGCATTCGTCGTAGTTTGGTTATGCAACCATGCTCTAACGCTTGGAACTCGCATCGTTGGGAGATTGCTCAAGTAAATGAGCAAGCCATGACAGTTATTCTTTACTGTAATCAATGTGGTGTTGAGATTGAAGCTGCCGTAAGGAGTGCGACAGTATGAAAGGATTCGCTCTTGAGCGTTCAAGAAACGACGTAGGCTACTTCTATGAGTGGCTTGGCTATAATCGGGGCGAGCATATTGACGAATGGCTTGAGTTGTATTCAGATCGCAAGGATGCACAGGTTCACAGGGTTTGCATTATCGCACCGAGAGATCATAGCAAGTCCACGACATTGAGAATCAAGCTTCTTCATGAGGCGTTATTTGCTAAATGGAGGGACAAACCGTTCACCTGTTGGTTGTTCTCGGCATCGAAGGACACCGCCAGCAACCGACTGAATGAAATTAGAGAGGATTTGACCCGACACCCCGAATTGCGGAAGTTCATTGACGATAAACGGGGAGGAAAGTTTGAACTTAGACTTACGAATGGGGCTTGGATCAAGGCAACAGGTATGGGCGCAGCTATGCGTGGTGAGCATCCAGCCTGTATTGCTTTGGATGACGTGCTCACGGACATGGGCGATACACCTATGGATTCTGTAAGAGCTTGGCTGAAGAAGGTGGTAACGCCTATGCTTTCGCCAGGGACAAGCCTTTACTGTGTAGGCACACCGATGAGCGCAGTTGATCTGTATCATACGGAGATGTTATCGAATGAAGCATGGAAAAGCGGAACATGGTCGGCAATTCCTAATTGGGATGAATGGAGAGCAAGTGCTGGTGAGATTAAACCGCAGGTTCTCTGGCCAGAACAGAGGAGCTTGGCCTTCATCATGGAACAGAAGGGAGCTATGGGCGATCTTGCGTTTGCTCAAGAGTATTTATGCAAGGTTATGGATGATGATTCGGCTGCCTATCCGAGAGCGCACACCCGAAAGAACCTGGATATGGATTCGGTGTTGTCATACTCAAAGGATCATGGTGGTCGGTATGTGATTGGCTTTGACCCTGCACACGGATTAGGGCAAGATTATTCGGTTATGATTTGTTTAAAACAAGATTCGGAAGGATTTATACATTTAGTAAATATTTGGAGAAGAAATGA